TGTGTAGGCGTGTCTTTGAGCCGGGGTGCCAATGGGACTACATCCTGGTGCTGGAGGGCGCCCAAGGGAGCTACAAGTCGTCGACAGCCAGAGCACTAGCAGGCGATAAGTGGTTCATGGATAACCTGCCTGATCTCAGAGACAAAGATGCCATGCTGAACCTCCAGGGCAAGTGGATCATCGAACTGGGCGAGCTGGCGAGCACCAAGCGCACGGACTATGATTCGGTCAAGGCCTACCTTAGCCGGCGGTCCGATACGGTACGGTCGCCTTACGGCATGCTCCAGAAGGACATACCGCGGCAAAGCGTTTTCCTGGGAACGGTGAACGAAGGGCAGTACCTGAAAGATCCAACAGGCAATCGGCGCTTCTGGCCGGTCGCAGTAGGGATGTGCGACGTGGCGGGTATCAAGCGGGACCGAGATCAGCTATTTGCCGAAGCTATGGCGCATTATCGATCGGAGCCTGGGAAGGCACTGATGCTAGGTCCAATAGCGAATGCTCAAGCGACCGAGGTTCAAGAGTCTAAACGTGTGGATGACGATGGTACCGAAATGCGGGAGCTATTGATCGCTTTTATGGCGTCAGAAGAAGCGCGGCCGGCGGAAGACCGTTTCGATTTCACCAAATTCAGAACGCGGGATCTCATGGTGGGCAACCGGGTGCCATGGCGAAGATGGGAGAAATCGCCCTATGCAATGCAAACAGCGGCGATCGTTTTACAGAACCTACAATTCGAAAAACGACCGATGAAAGGGCAGCGGTTTTGGAGACTCAACAATCCGCTTCTCAGAAGGTAGCATGGGGTGCCGCCCCCCGCTACCCCCCTTAACACTTCTTAACAATTGAGTAGCAGAGGGTAGCAGACTAAGTAGCAGAGGAAACGGCACCCCTGCTACTTACTAAAAAATGGTAACTAAAAGAGAATTCCCATTTTTGTAGCAGAGGTAGCAGAGTAAAGATATATAATGGGAGATTAGTAGAAAAGAGGGTGAATAGGGTGAAATAGGGTGGTAATAGGGATATAGAATAATAAGAGAGAGAGCGAAATCTGCTACTCTGCTACACGCATCAAATCACCCGCCAAATACTCCGCCAAAATGGCGCGAAAAACAGGAGAGAAAAGGTCATGACAAAACGAGAAATACTTAGAGCAGAAATGGCCCTCCAGATTTATCTGGAACTGAAAAGAGCGACGCGAGAAAGTCCCTACAGGATTGACCAAGATTGGGCTAAAGCGGCAGCAGCTGATGCGGCGAGGGAAGCACAATTACTTTTAAATTGGTGTGATCATCAGGAAAAGGAAAATCCAAATGGCCCGCGAAAAGATTAAACCAACCGACGGGCTCGGGCCCTTAGAGATAAAAAAGATTCGCGGCGCCGTCCGATTAGTCTGGTACCGGTGCAAAGCGCACCAGCTGGTGGTCAAGCGCTGCACGAAGGCCGACGGGTACACATACTGCGAACGCTGTCTAGGACGCACTCCAAAGCTCAAGGTGGACCATATCGTCCCGGTAGGGGACCTAGACGACGGATTCATCCCGCGCCTCATGGTGGGCAGCGTAGGGCTTCAGGGATGGTGCAAGGACTGCCACGACGAGAAGACCAAGCAGGAGCGCGCGGCTGCGAGGGTGAAAAAGAACCTGGAGGAGGAGGATTTTTATCGACATTTTCTCTTTTCTTGGTTGTCCGGCGGGACACATCTTTCGCGGCGCGGCGAAATACGAGATGCTTGATACATGAGCAAGACAACAGTTAGCAAAGTGGTCCGAGTGAGGAAGATAACAGTGAAAAGCTTCAACGCTCTCATCGCAGCCGGTTTCACGGTCGTCTTCGTCTAAACGAAAGGGAGGAACGTATGAAAAAACTAGTCACCCATCCAATAGGTCCGAGTCCGAAACATCGTTGGAAAGTGTTTTCGCAGAATGTAGATTGCTGCGAGCGCTGCGGAACTATGTTTCATAGGTTAGCAGACGGCCTTCACGGCGCCTTTTACTGCGCACCCTCGCCGGCGTGGCTTGCCGCTAATCCAACGGATGATGGAGAGGAGAGATGAACATGAAAAGGCAATTACAGTATCGACTCTGGGCTTGTTTTGAAACGCAGGAGAACGGCGACAAAACCGTGGTGGTGTCGCAACGCTGGTACGTGGTGAACGCCGAAACCACGCAAATCCAATCGACGTGGGATGAGTGGGCCACCGCGCGCAAGGTGTGCGATCAGCTGAACTCCTATCAAATTCCGAAAGGATGGGTGAAATAATGAAACTCAATTTGGCCCTTATGGCCGCTTCGTTAGTAATTGCGCTTGCACTCCGCTGGTGGGACGGACACCGCGAGCGGGCGCAAGCTAACCGCGAACCCGCGCTTGACCGCGCGGCGATCATGAAGGAGTTTTATGAGCGAAAAGATTGAACTGCCGACCGAGACGAAAGAACAACTCGAATTTCTTTTCAAGCAGTTCACGGCGAAGCGCTGCGCGCACGAGTGGACCGGCCAGGCGCCGAACCCCAACAGCTTTGTCTGGAGCACTTACTGTATCAATTGCGGTAAACTAAAAGACTGATATCATTCACAAATGCCCGCCCCGAACGCCCGGCTTCCCCCAGCCGGGCGTTTTCTTTTGGATATCTCACGGCTTTTTTGCTAGTATTCTTCTGGCATGAAGTACATTTTTCTCTTGATAATTTTCATAATTTCAGTTGCCCGAGCCGATGAAACCTCGGAATGCATTTCTGAGTCGTTCGATCTATATCGCGATGTGAAATTTTCAGAATGCATGGATGACATTCTTGATAAGTGTAGCCGTGAATTTGGGTTGTGCGGGATGCAAATAGGGCTGATGTGCCGAGACGCCGTGCTGAAATTGGAGCCAACACTTCAAACGAGCGCAGCGAGGGATTGTGGCGCCTAATGAAAAAATTGACGGCGAAGCAAAAGAAATTCGTGGATCTCTTTGACGGCAACGCCACAGACGCCGCTCGGCAAGCTGGCTACAACGGCACCAATGAGACCCTCGGCGTGGTGGGTTTTGAGAACTTAAGAAAACCTAACGTGGCTGAAGCATTACGAAAACGCAATGAAAAAGAGATGAAACCGAAGATTGCGAATCGCCTGGAACGACAGATGTTTTGGACGGAAGTGATGCAGGGGAAAAAAGAAGCCATGATCTCCCGGCTGAAAGCTTCTGAACTTTTGGGCCGAAGCGAAGCTGACTTCACGGACAAGCAAGAAGCCACCGTCGCCGCTACTGTCACGCATACCACCGAAGACGAAGTGAAGGCGTTGCGTGCAAAAATCAAAAACGATTGCTAGGCCAGCACCGTCAGTAGAACAGATTCTCCGCAAGCTCGAATGCGAGGAGGATCATCTCTACTTCACGCGCTACTTCTTTCAATGCCGGCAATCGAATCGTTTTCGCGTGAACTGGCATCATCGTCTTATTTCAGATGCACTGCAGGACGTGATCGACGGCAAGCGGAAAAACATCGTGATCAACGTACCCCCCGGGAGTTCAAAGACTGAGATGGCCGTAATCAATTTCATCGCGCGCGGCCTTGCTATCAATCCACGCGCGCGCTTTCTGCACCTCTCCTACTCGGATGATTTGGCGCTTCTCAACTCGCAGACGGCGCGCGATCTCGTTCAGAGCGAGGAGTACCAAGCGCTTTGGCCGCTCGCGATTGCTGACGACAGCAAAGCAAAGAAGCGCTGGAATGTAATGGTTGACGGTAAGCCTGCTGGTGGAGTGTATGCTACATCGCTTGCTGGGCAGATCACCGGTTTCCGAGCTGGGCATATGGCTGACGGCTTTCAGGGAGCTATCATCATCGACGATCCGATGAAACCGGAAGACGCGTTCAGTAAGACAAAGCTCGATGCTGCGAATCGAAAGCTCCTTACCACAGTGCGTTCTCGTAAAGCAAATCCTGAAACACCCATCATCCTGATCATGCAGCGTATCGCTGAGGAAGATCCAACCGGCTTCGTTATGGCGGGGCACCTCGGGCGTGACTGGGAAAGAATTGTCATTCCTGCTATTATCAGTGGGTCCTACGTCGCGGGACTGCCTCTCAAATACCGGGATGATGTGCAGCGCGACGGACAGGAGCGTTTTAGTTACTGGCCATATAAAGAACCAATCGCAGAACTCCTCTCCATGGAGAAAGGCGAAGGAGAAAATCAAAGTGGCGCGCGCATCTCACGACACGTCTTCGCTTCTCAATATGATCAGCATCCTGTTGCGATCGGGGGTAACATCATTCGAGGTGAGTGGTTCAGAAGATATGCTACGCTACCACGGATCCGAAGGCGCAAGATTTTTGCCGATACGGCGCAGAAAACGAAGGAACGGAACGACTATTCGGTATTTGAGTGCTGGGGATTGGGCGAAGATAATTGCATATACCTTCTCGACATGATCAGGGGTAAGTGGGAGGCGCCCGAGTTAGAACGCCGCGCCATCGATTTCTGGGGAAAGCACAAAGCGTTTGATGCCGAGAAATTCGGGCAGCTCCTTGAGATGCAAGTGGAGGATAAATCATCAGGCACCGGGCTAGTGCAGAAGATCCGGCTCCTGAACCAAATCCCGATCAAGGGTGTTGAGCGCGTGAAAGATAAGCTGACGCGCGTAATGGATGTGGTAAGCTACCTTGAAATGAATATGGCAGCTATTCCGGAAGGCGCGCCATTCACGAATGATTTTGTAACTGAATGCGAAGCCTTCACCGCTGATGACACGCACGCGCACGATGACCAAATCGATCCAATGTGCGATGCTGTGGTAGATTTCCTGGCGGCGGCAAATAAACTCCGCGTGTGGGAGAGGATAATCGAATGAAAGCACCAGAACCGGCTCAGATTTTCATGACGACCGATAACGCCCCCCGCAAGGTGGAGGATGGATTCAAGAACTTCGCGGCGAAACTCGGAGTGAGTGCTCCCGGCGAAGACGGCGGCGAACAGAATCTCATCTCACACGGGCATTACCAGTTCAATCTACTTACCAGAAATAGGGTACAGCTCGAAGCCGCGTATCGCGGGTCGTGGATTGTCGGGAAGATGATTGACATCTTCGCTGAGGATATGACGCGCGCCGGAATCAAGATCAACACTGACGAAGGCGCCGAGCATCTCCAGGAGCTAGCTGCCTACATGTCGAGGCTAAAAATCTGGAAATCAATCGGCTCCACAATCAAGTGGGGCAAACTTTACGGGGGTGCATGTGGCGTCGTACAAATCAAAGGGCAATCGCCGGACAAACCGCTCGACCTTGAAACGATCGGCGAAGGGCAGTTCGAAGGTATCGTCGTCTACGATCGATGGCAGTTGTACCCCCTGCTTACAGAACTTATTGACAGCGGTCCAGACATGGGACTCCCCAAATATTACGATATTGTGCTCGGCTCCAACCTCAATGATCCAGGACGCGAACCTGGCGGCCAAATCACTACTCAAGCAACTGGGCGTGTCCGGGTACATCATTCACGTTGCCTCAGAATGATCGGGATCGAGCTGCCCTTCTGGCAAGCGATCACCGAGATGATGTGGGGCGAGTCAGTTATCGAGCGCATCTGGGACAGGCTCATCGCATTCGATGACGCCACCATGGCGACAGCCAATCTCATTAATCGCGCGCAGCTTCGCACGGTCGGCGTCGAATCGCTCAGGGAAATCTTCGCAGCAGGTGGGCAAGCTGAGGCTTCTCTCGTTACGCAGTTTGAGTACATGCGGAAGTTCCAGAGCAATGAAGGGCTGACGCTTCTTGACAAGAACGACACGTTCGCGAGCACCGCTTACAGCTTTGCCGGTCTGTCAGATGTGCTTACGCAGTTTGGGCAGCAAGTCTCGGGCGGAGTGGACATCCCATTGGTGAGATTATTCGGGCAATCGCCTGCAGGCATGAGCGCGACCGGTGAATCGGATATTCGGCAGTACTACGACGCTATCAACGCCCAGCAAGAATCGAATCTCAGAAACTTTGTCGAGACCATTTTGAAATTGATGTGGCCTTCCTGCTTTGGCAAGCCGCTCCCGAAAGATCTCACATTCACGTTCACGCCGCTTTGGCAGATGAGCGCGCTCGACAAAGCGACGATTGCGAAGACAAATACCGATACCATCTTGGAAGCGCACACGAGCGGGCTTGTTGATAGCGCGACCGGCATGCGGGAGCTTAAGCAGGCGTCGGGCGATAATGGGCTCTTCTCCCACATCACCGATGAGGCGATTGAGGAAGCCGAGAATGAGCCGCCTCCAATGCCGGGCGAAGCGGAAGAGCCGGGCGCCGCGACCGGCGATCCAGGCGAGGGCCCAACGAAGGCGAAAGATAGTGCGTGGAAAAAGATTCGTGATTGGCTGAAAGGTAAAGACGCGAAGACTATCGATCCAGGTGTAGAGGGCACCATGAAAGAATTCGCAAAGGGCACTTTGAAATCAAGCAGCGGGAAAAAGGTTACGAGCCAAAAGCAAGCGCTCGCCATCGGCTACAGCGAGGAGCGCCGTGGCAAATGAAAAGACTTATTCCGGCTCGGCGAGTCCCGACGTAGACCGTACCGAAGGTGATAACGATTCAAACTGTAAGCACCGAAAGAAAAAGGGCGCCGTAAAGAAACGTAGAAGGAAACCAAAATGTGGCAATAAAACCGAAACATTTTCGCCCGTCTCGAACCGCTGAGATAGCGTTCTCGAAAGCGCTACGTACTGTCGCGCGGGCGTCGGGCCATTTGGTGGAAACGCACGTCGACGGCGCCGAGCTTGAGCCGGGGCTTGTCCGCGCGCTCATCGCTTATTCGGACAAGCTTGAGCCATGGGCCCGCCGGCAGTCAAAGAAGATGCTGGAGACAGTGGCGAAAAGCAATCGCAAGGCTTACGTTAACAAAGCGCGTATTACCAAACAGTCTAAAGAAATCGGTAAGATTCTTAATAGTTCACTGTCGGAAAGCGGCGTCGACCGCGTGGCGGGCGCCCTTATGAACGAGCAAGTGGAGCTGATCAAGTCTCTTCCACTCCGAGCCGCAACGCGCGCGCAGCGTCTGGCGCAGACGGCCGTCATGGAGGGGACGCGGGCGAGCGAGATAGCTGAGGAGCTTGCGCGGTCGGGCGAGGTATCGGAAAGCAGCGCCGCGCTTATCGCGCGGACCGAGGTTGCCCGAGCAAATGCGTCAATTACTCAAGCGCGCGCGGCGGCGCTCGGCGCTGAGGCGTACATTTGGCGGACCACGATGGACGGCGCCGAGCGAGACTCGCACGCGAAAATGAACGGGAAATTCGTTAAATATTCTGAAGAACCAAAGCTTTCGGACGGGACCGTTGGTCATGCTGGCACGTTCCCTAACTGCAGGTGTTACCAAGATGTCCAGTTTGAGGATTAATTTACATTGTGTATTTCTAACAATCTGTCAATATATTTGACAAGGAGAAACCTTTTCCATGAATAAATTCACTGCATGGTATGGCGCAATCGCGGCCGTTTTCATTTCGGCTGTTGTTTACGCAGCCAATCCCACGCTCATCATCACCAATCAATTCGGCGAAACGTCGGTCAATCAGGTACTCGGCGGTTCAAACCAAATTGATTTTAGCTTTGTTGTCAACTCCACAGATTCGGCTGGAAAAGGGCTGACGGGATTGACGAGTC